TACAGGGAGTACGGATGCTGTCTCTGGTGGATCAGATTCCGGATCTGGATCTGGGAGTGGTTCGGAGGTTGCTGTGGATGTGAGCCTGCCGGTGAAGTGGCAGGAGGACGGACAGGCGGTCTGCCATGTGGCCTTTGAATTTAATAATGAGGAGATTGTGGAGCACTGTCCGGTGGAGACCTGGCATTCCGGGAAACATATTTTGTCGCTGTATTATCCCATTGAGAAGATCGTTGCCAATTATACGAATACGTTCAATGTGTATCTCTGGATGGAGAATGGCAGCGGGACGGTTGATGTGGGAGACTGCATTGCTTCTGTCAGCGGACAGGCAATGGCGGTTGGGGAAGCCTGGGATGGAAAGCTTGAGGTGGAAGATTATACCACGAGATTTGCCATTGGCGGAGGACTGGATGTAAATGGATTCCGGGAAGAACTGTCCATGCAGATGAAGGAAACGGTGAACAGAGGCTTTGAGGTGTATTTTGCTGAGAGAGCGGGAATCAGCGGTTTCTGCAGGCCGGTAGAAATGGAGGGTGTGTGATGAAGTTGAAAGGTGAAATGGTCATTGAACTGACCGATACGAATACAGGTGCGGTGGAAACCGTGCAGGAGACGAACATGATTACGGAGGCGGTGAATAACATTCTGGGGCTGAATCCCATGGGGATTTATCTGAAAGCCAGCGGGGAGTATGACAGTTCTGTTCTGTGGAACGGGACGCTGCTTCCCATCTGCCCGAACATGATCGGCGGGATCCTGCTGTTTCCGGCAGTGCTGGAAGAAAAGGCGGACCATATTTACGAGCAGGGGAAGAACCTGCCGGTGGCCTATGCTTCCAACAATGTTAATTCCGGTTCCAATGTGGCGAGGGGAAGCCTGAACCAGACAGAGAGCAAGAAGCTGGACAATGGATATAAGTTTGTGTGGGAGTTTACTCCCAGCCAGGGGAATGGGAATATTGCGGCGGTGGCACTGACCAGTGCCCTGGGCGGGCAGAATGCTTTTGGCAGTGCGGCAGGGGATGCCAGCACATTTCTGCTTCTGAAAAAGGTGGATATCGGGGATATCCCGAAGGCGAGGCAGATGACACTGTTTGAGGCAGTGGAGCTGGATTTTGAAAAGAACCTGTTGTATTCCATCACCTTTGGGACTTCCAGTGTGACCATTACGAAGATCCGGATTCCGGTGTTTAATATCGGGCTGAATGAGAAACTGGATGATACCACTTATACCGTACTGGAGGAACAGACACTGACAACGGAAAGTTTTACGTTCCTGGGGGATTATACGAAGTACGGGGGAATTTATGGACGGGCATGACGGATACTGGTATGGATTTTCTAATGAGCCGAATTCTTCCGGGGATGCGAAGATGGTGTGGATCCGGATCTCCAAAAAGGATTATTCCTTTACGGAAGGAAGCTGGACACTGTCCAAGGCGAAGCTTTCGGAAGTGGGCACAAGGGCAAAGGACGGTTCCTATCCGGAGCGGAATGTAAAATGCTGTGTGAGGAAGGGGTATCTGTATGTGCCTTCTTATGATAAGAAGGGAGTTTATAAGATCAATGTTGCAAATTCAGCGGATGTGACGCTGATTCCGCTGGGCTTTACTTCCAAGCTGAAATCCATTGGGGAGGCCGGTTCCTGTGAGGTGTATATGACACTTCTCGGGGACATGATCGTGGCAGGGGATTTCCAGATCACGGCGGATGACAGGGTGATCAAGACGCAGGGGAGCGCAAGGTTTGAAGTCATGGCAACACCTTTGTTCCAGTATAAGAACTTTGTGTTTATGTGGGGCGGCAGTTACGGGAAGGAGCACAGGTGTGCTTACCTTCTGACGCCTTATTTGGCAAGTATCAATAATCTTTCGTCAGCAGTGGTGAAGAATACGGACAAGACCATGAAGATCACGTATACGCTGACGGAGGAAACAATGTAGGTCTTTCTGCCGCAAGGCATGAAGATAGAAAACTTATTTACGGCAGTTCTCAGAAATGGGGGCTGCTTTTTTCATGGGAGGAGGATTCTGGCATGAAGGAATTTTGGAATTTTATTCAGATGGTTTTTATGGCTGTAGGCGGATGGCTGGGCTGGTTTATGGGAGGCTGTGACGGGCTTCTGTATGCCCTGATTGCTTTTGTGGTGATCGATTACCTGACCGGGGTGATGTGTGCTTTTGCGGATCATACGCTTTCCAGTGAGGTGGGATTCCGGGGGATCTGCAGGAAGGTGCTGATCTTTCTGCTGGTGGGAATGGCGAATATTCTGGATGTGGCTGTGGTCGGGAATGGATCCGTGCTGAGGACAGCAGTGATCTTTTTCTATATTTCCAATGAGGGTGTGAGCCTGCTGGAGAATGCAGGGCATTTGGGACTGCCGATCCCGCAGAAGATGAAGGATGTGCTGGAACAGCTGCATGACAAAAGTGAGGGAGACTCGGATGATGTATCAGAGGATGAGGAAGAAGGTGAATGATTATGGGATACAGTAATAGTTCTTTGGTGGCGTATACGTTGCTCAGTCCGAACCATTCCGGACTGAGAACGGAGCGGATTGACAGAATATCACCGCACTGTGTAGTAGGTCAGTGTACAGCAGAAGGTCTGGGGGACTGGTTTCATAAATCTTCTACCAAGGCTTCTTCGAATTATGGAATTGATAAGAATGGCCGGATCGGATTGTATGTGGAAGAGAAGAATCGCTCTTGGTGTACGTCCAGTAATGCGAATGATCAGAGGGCAGTGACGATTGAGTGTGCTTCTGACAAGGCGGAACCGTATGTTATGCATCAGGTGGTTTATGAGCGTCTGGTCGATCTGTGTGAGGATATCTGCAGAAGAAATGGAAAGAAAAAACTACTCTGGTTTGGTGATAAAAATAAGTCTCTGAATTATCAGCCGAAGGCGGATGAAATGCTCATTACCGTACACCGGTGGTTTGCGAATAAGAGCTGTCCTGGAGACTGGCTTTATGCGAGACTGGGAGATCTGGCTGCGAAGGTTACTTCAAGACTTGGCAGCGGAAATGTGGAAGTGATTCCATCAGGGATGCAGGCCGGGGAATTTCAGGGACTGACAGAAGAACAGGCGCTTGCAAAGGTTGGTCCCCTGTTTACCGGCGATCAGAAACAATCAGGGATTCTTGCTTCGGTGTCTATGGCCCAGTTTATTCTGGAGAGCGGTTATGGAAAGAGTGAGCTTGCGTTGGGAGCCAATAACTGTTTTGGAATGAAGAAGTCACTTTCCGGCAATACCTGGAGTGGTTCGGTTTGGGATGGTGTGAGCATTTATAAAAAGAAGACACAGGAGCAGAAGGCAGATGGAAGTTATGTGACAGTCACAGCAGAATTCAGAAAATATCCGAATGTGGATGATTCCATTGCGGATCACAGTGCTTATCTGCTCGGCGCTAAGAATGGAGAGAAGTTCCGATATGATGGGCTGAAAGGATGCTCAGATTATAAGAAGGCAGTGCAGATCATTAAGGACGGTGGTTATGCTACCAGTCTTACTTATGTGGAAAAACTCTACAGTATTATAGAGAAATGGAAACTGACGCAGTATGATGTGACCGCTGAGACTTCGGATGTGATTAAGTATTACAGGGTAAGAAAGAACTGGGGAGATGTAGCTTCACAGCTTGGTGCGTATTCCGTATTTGATAATGCGAAGGCGATGGCTGACAAGCATCCGGGCTATAAAATTTATGACTGGAATGGAAAGCAGATGTATCCGGAAGTAATGTTAGAAACTGCAGGCGGAATGAGTAATGTGGACTGTCCATTTACAGTGAAGGTTAGTGTTCCAGATCTGAATATCAGGAAAGGCGCGGGAACGGATACAGCGAAGACCGGGAAGTTTACCGGAGTTGGCGTGTTTACTATTGTAGAAGTGAAAAATGGTAAGGATGCTGCGAAAGGATGGGGAAAACTGAAGTCCGGGGCTGGATGGATTAATTTGGATTTTGGGAAGAGAGAGTGATTGTATAAGGCATAGGAAAAGCCTGCGGGAATGATATGTGTTCCGGCAGGCTTTGTTTTAAGATAGATAAGGTTTTAACTTTTTTACGAGTTCATATACTTTTGTTCCGGGAGCAGAAGCTGACGGTAGTTTACCTTTATTGATTTTGTCAAGCTTTTCTGCATTTGCAATAGCGGCATCCATGTATGGTAGGAGAATTTGGTACATGTCGGTACGATTTTTTACATATTCACCAACTCCGAGAGAGGTAAGCATTTCCGTGAGCTTTGGCCAGTAGGATGTTCTGTGAAGATCGGACTGCATGAAACTGAAATGCAGCAGGAACCATAATTCTATGCATTGGTTGGACCAGATGGCATGATAGGTGGTCTCTTCGGTTGATTCAGAAACACAAAGCTCTGCAGTTTTATTGATATGGTCAGCTGGAAAATCATCAGTGTCGTATACAACCCATACATGCTTATATCCATTGGCCGAGGATGCTGCCATGTTTTTTGCCTTTTGAAAAAGGCTTAGTGTATTATCACCGGCACCGTGGACCCCAAGCTGAATACGGTCAGAGTAGGTGCTGTTGATGATATCTCTCATGGCTCCGAAGTATGCTGGTTCGGTGTCTGTTCCCTCGGTTATGATGAGATGATATTCCGGTTGAATTTTCTTTGGCTTGTCACGTCTGGCTTTCATCCAACTTTTGTCAAGGTCGCTTTTTTTTGGTGGTTTTAGGCTCATTAAAATTCACCTCCAAGCATATTGGATAGATATGGATCTGCTCCGTAGCGTCCCTCCAGATATTGCTTGTCGTAAGCTGCGGTATTCTTGATTCTGTCATTATCCTCACCACGGATTTCGTGGAGAGAATAGATTTCACTCTCATGTGCATTATTCTCCGCAGCGAACCAAATCTCATCACGGCGGAACACAGTATTCTTTAAAGTATACATATCATGAGAGGTAAACAGAAGCTGAGCACCATATTGATTAATTTCCTTATTTTTAAATAAGGAAATTACATACTTTAAAAGTTTTGGATGGAGCTTTGCATCTAATTCATCAATGATCACCATACGTCCTTCGCGAAGTGCGAGAAGAATAACCGGAAGAGCAGCAATGAGCTTTCTTGTTCCATCGGATTCTTCAGAGAATGGAAGCTCGTATTCTGCAGTGCCTAAGTTTCTCTTCATGAAAAGCTGATGACTATCTTCGTCATAGCGGTAGTCTGTAATATCAATGTCCATGTCATTTAAGGCACGAATAAACTGCTCCTTGTAAGGTGCATCCTTTGCAAGCATGATCTGATGCTCGACTATTGGATTTGCATAGCTACGGATAATGCAGCTCTCGAACCAGGTCATGACTTCACTGATAACCGAAATGTCATAGTTGATGGCAAGGAAGGAGAGATATGGCATCTTTGGATTGACACTTGTATTGATACTTTTCTTATTTATAGAAGGACCAAGTGTGATATTGTCAGTTTCGCGCTCAAAGATGGTGGCAGATTTCTT